AACCAAAGTTAATTGGACTTTATCGAATGAAAATATATTGAAAATTAACTGAGAAATTTGACGATAATCGAAATACTGATCTGCAAAGAAGCGTTGTATACGTCGATAAAATGATTGTGGTAAGCACTTGATGGGTAAGGCTTTAGATGCAGAAGAAAGATTACATGTCTGTTTTACAATTAATGCAAGCATAATCAGTGTAAAACATTTTGCATGTGACTTGTTCCACTTTAGATATTTGTTTAAGATGAGATGTAACTCATTGAAATGTGTCATCATATTCGTCGTCAGAAAACAAGTATTATGCCATTATTTCAATGAGTTATCTTTTTTTGTCGTGTACAAAGTTTTCCAAGTAATTCTTGGATCCTTTCTCTGGCAAGGTACTCAATGGTTTCTTCAATAGTTGGTAGACCTAGGGCCTTTTGCACTTCCTGTACAATTTCCTTCTCTTTATCCGAAAGAGCGATTTCCTGAGTTGGCATCAATTCAGCTCCTAGAAAGGTGATCTGATGCGCCTTTTTTTAAGTAACTGTCTAAGCTAAAGTTATCTTGAATGTCTTCTGCAATTAGCAATGCTAATGCCTGTTTCATTACAAGCTGGCGCATGATTACACCAGGATTAACACCAGTCAGACGCGAGACAATTTTAAAAAGATCAGACTCATCATTAGTCAGATTGACGTTGTAACGGTTATCCCGTTTTTGTTTCTTCAAACTCATTGGTTTTGGTCCTCATTGTTTGGAGTTTGCTTTTTACCCAAGTAATAAATTCTTGCGATGACACTTGAGCGACTGGAATCGGTTTCCTCTACTTCTTGATCGATTGCCTTAACTTCCTCTTTTGGTAGATAGACAATGCATGGAATACGTCCACCACTGATCTTTTTTGATCGGGAACGATTAGAAGGTGAAGTTTCTGTACTCATACAGTATCCTACGGTTATAGTGATGTGCTACGAATCACTATAGCATAAATATTTAGTCTTTCAATATATATCGGTGAAATATATGTCCGAAAATTTGGCTGTAGAGATTACACAAAGGTTCACAGAAGAGCTGGAGCGTAAAAATTTGAGAGCAAAACCGCTTTCACGCAGTATCGATGCCCATGAAAATACGTTAGGTAACTATGTCCGCAACAAAGTGCCAGATCAGTGGGTTTACCTAGCAAAACTACAAAAACAGGGAATAGATATCCGTTATGTATTGCTTGGCATTGATCCAGACTTTAGTGGTCTTACAAGTGAAGAAAGTTTGTTATTAAAAGCATATAGACAGCTTAGCCCTGAAGCTCAGGAAGCTTTACTACGTTTAAGTTCTGTTTATGCGAAAGAAGTCGAAAATAAAGAATGATCAATGCATAAAAAAGCCCACCTTTTACAGTGGGCCTTTTATCTATTCCTCTAGTTCTCGCTGGACTATTTGCAATCGATGCTCTAAGTCCATTAATTTGTAAATTAGATCATTTCTTTTATAAATTACATCTCTATTTTCAGACCCAGTTTCTAATGAATTACGCCAAATGCGTAAAGCACTTAAAGCCATGTCTAAGTTCAATTCTGCATCTTTATCTAAAAGTTCCATATTTACCCCATTAGCAATTTGATTTAATTGAAATTGCCAAACCCGTACCTCTGTGTTGTTCCAGATCGGGCTAATAATGGTGTGTTCTCCATTAAACTTAGGATAAATAAGATCTTTTAGCGACGAATTTAATAACTTTATATCGATTTTTTTGAATGAACGATTAGTTTTTGACAGTTCTTCAATCAAATCATTAATTTGATCGGGGGAAATTGATAAGAATCCCTTATCAGTCTGGTGGTTAAAAAGGATTTGACTACTGGTCACACTGTCTATGAGCAAAAATAATTGTTCGCAGAGTAGACGGCTTTTTTCATTGGTTGCCTGAACCCGTGGTGCAATGGGCACGTAGGGAATAATATTTTCGTTCATCATCATTCCCCTTAGCGACCGACATCAATCATGGTAGGTTGGCTACTTGTAAATATCCAACAACGAATCGTTTTACGTTCCAACCTACTCTGAATTGCAATATTGTGTTCCAAATATTTAGGATATGGCGGTTTACTGTGAGGTAGGGTCTGAATTAGATCTGGACGTTTAAACAGATTGGGGAATAGGTCTAGAACTTGTGTGAGGTTAATCGCAATTTGATCGGTACGATTGCTATGATTGAAGTTGTGAATACCATGTGTGTACATGTTTGACCAAAATGACTCAAGTGAACTTGCAACATTTGGTGCAAGTTGATCGCTTTCCCCCAAACTTAAGCAACTAATCGGAAGATGTTCACGAACAATACGCCCTCCTCTAAACCAAATCACCTCGGCAATATCATCAAAAATATTATTTACAGTTAGGTTCGGGCTACCTGAGCGTAACTGAACTACCGATCCAACTTGTATTGTTTGCAATTGATTTCGCTGTTTTAAGAGCAGCTCTGCCATTTGGTTGAAAGCCTTTATATAGGCTTCTTTAATCTGAGCTGCTTTTGCACCTGTAAAACCCATCGCAAGGAAAATAAAGCCGTCTTTAGTCATTTCATACATTGGACGGGATTTTCCTTGCTCATCTAAATAATCAGCCGACGCAAAATTGCGTTCGCTAAACTCAGTTGAACAATCAATATTTTTTATTGCCCGAATAATGTCACTGTGGCGCTTTCCAAATACTTCGGCAACTTTAAGACTATCAGTTTTGATTTGATCATTTTGAATGAATACAGCATTTTGTAATTCGAGTGTCGTCATTAGCTTACCCCCCTATGAATAATATAGAGAATGTAAACGCGACCATACAAATAAATGCAGAGCCTTCATAGAGGTTTTTGAGGAGTTTGGAACGTTTGATTTGCTTTTGGCGTTTTAAAAACGCTTCTAAATCAAGGATAGGTGTGTGCTCGATGACATGAATAGATTTTTTCATGGTGAATACTCTAGTAAGTTCTTTGCAAACCTACCGCCATCACTTTCCTAGGGTAATGGTGGCAGACCGAACAAGGCTAGGAAAACCGTACTAGAGAACGGCCAGCGCGAAGCTGCCCTGCCCGATCTACCATAGAGAGTCTATCAGATCAGACATTTTAGGCAAAAAAAAGCCGCTATGAGCGGATATTTTCTGCTCTCTAGTACATTTAACAAGTTTCCTAGGCTTGTACACAGATTTTGCTGTGCTTTTCCATATTGCCGATAGTGAATCGTTATGTCAATATAGCAATGTGCTATTTTTATAAAAAACTGAAATGATAGAACTTTTATTTGTTTGTTTGATTATCTGGATGCTTTATTCGTGGAAAACTGGAAAATTCAGTAAAGAAAATCAAGAAAAAAATAGAGCTGAATTTAGAAAAGACTGGCTTAAATTAAAGCAGGATTTTAAAAAAGCATTTACGAATTCTAAATCTCTTGAAGAAGATAAACTCAAATTGCAGGCTAAAAAAGACTATGAATATACTTTAAAAATTTTGGGTAAATCTAAGACTAATAGTTCATCGGATCACTACACATTTTCAGAATCAATAGATGAACCTGATTTTGAAATTTTATATTCTTCTTATAACAATCCCGCTTCATATAGAAAGATTAAAATAATTGATTTATATAACAAAAAATATGATGGTGAATATTATACATATATTGATGCTTATTGTTTTAGTGCTGAGGATGAACGTACATTTCGTCTAGATCGTATCGAACAAGTGAAAGAATTAAGTTCTGGGAAAATATTTTTTTCTCAACACGAAATAGAAAAAATTTTTAAGAGAAATTGCTAAAGAGGACAAACAATGGCTAACGTGAAGACATGGGAACAAACTTATATTGAGTTTTTAGTAAGACTATCCAAACCAATTAATCATGATTTACCTATGGGATGGTCTATCTGGACTATAGATTTTTTCATGGTGATCTTATCTTTTGTAAGTTCTTTGCAAACCTACCGCCATTCTTTCCACGGAATGGTAGCAGACCGAACAGGGGTGGAAATACCGTCCAAAAGAGTACAACGGCCAGCTAAAAGCTGCCCTGCCCGATCTACCATAGAGAGTCTATCAGATCAGACATTTTAGGCAAAAAAAAGCCGCTATGAGCGGATGTTTTCTGCTCTCTTTTGAATTGAAACAGGTTTCCACGCCTGTGCACAGATTTTGCTCTGCTTTTTCATATTGCCGATAGTGAATCGTTATGTCAATATAGCAATGTACTATTTTTATTTAATCAGGTGCAGTATGGAAAAACGTAAACGCGTCTTTACTGTTGAGAGTGTCCGTCGTCTTAATCAAATGCTGCGTGATAATCCTGGTATCACGGCAGAAGATATCCCATTGTCTGCTGAAGGTCGAAAAGTTGTTCGTAACTTTAAACCAGATATGGAAGCAGTGAATGCAGCTTTCAATAAGGCTATGCAAGGGTTATGAGTCAAACTCCTGACCCTAAATATAGCTGGGTATTTCAAAGGCTTACTGAAAATGATCAGGGATACAATCTTGAAAGTATTGTTGCCTACACAATTTATAAAAAGCACAAGATAGATTTTATTAATCAAATAAAATCACGCCATCAGCGGGACCCAAACGATCAAGAATGGGAAACATTTCACACACAATGTGAACTTGACTCATCTTTAAAAGGTTATCGAGATCAAGCAAATATAGTCGTTAGTAATCTTTTAAATGTTGCATTAAGTTCCGAAATAGCAGCCCTTGAAGACCAAGCACTGCTTGATTCAAAAGTTAAAGCCCAACTGGAAATAGTTGAAACAAAAGTGAATACAATCAATGGGTTTATAACAGAAAAACAAGGAGTTGGGTGGTGGTTTAGTGAAGTTGGTAAAAACTTTCTTGTTAATATTCTAACCATCTTTTTAATTGGTGGATTTGCAACCTTTGTCTTAAATTTCAATAAAGTCTCAGAGTGGTTTGGAAAATTCTTCGAGTAGATTACATATAAAAACTCAAATTTTTAGTCCTTATCTAAAGAAAATATCTAGTGCAAAATCTAGGATTTGTTAATCGTGATTATTGTCTTTTATAAAATTTTTAATAATAGGTTTTATTAATGCATAAATTATTTTTGGGATTGTTTTTTTTATTAGCAACATCTGTATGTTCTGCACAAGATGCTATTCAAGTTGTTTTTGGAATGAAAATTAAAGGTGTTGAGTTCGTCTATCCATTTGATGAAAAAAATGATTTGAATCACCAATTAGGTAGACCTAATCAATACATAGAAAAAGTTTCATGGCCAGATCCTGAAGTCGACCCCAAGTTTGAAAGTGATGGTTATTATGATAGTGATATACCGCCTGAAAAATTTGTTGGTGGGACTATTGAAAAATTTAGAAACCAAGCAGATTTAAATAGACGTTATAACTATATAAAAAGTGTACATTTGGCAATGCCAATGACTAATCAATACATGTATAAAAAAGGACTATTTTTACTTCGTTTGGACAGAGAATTTACGCCTGAACAAGCTAAAGAATATGAGATAAAATTTTATAAAACTGTTAAATAGGAAATTATATGCAAGTCATGATCAGGGTTTTAGAAGCTAGAAAAATAGAGCACGGTTGTAATTTGCTTGCAGAGATAAATAAGAAAGGAGAAGTCACCAATCTTTATGATTACAATGGTAATGAATTAAAAATTAATTTCTTACGCAATGAGGTTTATTACAATAAGATTTGGTGGACGTTCCCCTCAAAAATAGAAAACTTTTAATTAAATTCTAAGCTATTTTCATTATGTTTTTCCCTATATCCAGCCAGCCACATTTGAGGAGCTTCTGCCCAACTGCGTAATCTCCACGGTTCTTCTACACCGTAATAAGCATTCATGAAACGTTCTCGCCACCAGTAACGCATCGCGTCACAACGATATTTCATGCCTGGTGGATTCATATCTGTTGTGATGTCTTGAAAGAATAATTCAAATAGTTGTTCCGGGTTCATAGCTCTTCACCCAAATCCCATCTACATTCATATTGAGCAGCAAATTTGGCTTTTTGATCAACACAATGCGCAAAAAATGAAAAAGCATCCACTGCATGATCCGACCAAACCTGAGTTGCCCTTTTTATTAATATTGGCCACTCATCTCTCCAGATCTTTAATTTAGGCTTCGGCATGGGTTTAAAAGATTGTTTGTATAGTGCAAAAGATTGATAACAGGCTTTGCGTAATTTTCTATCTTTAACTTTTGGTATTTTAGATGGATTAAAACAGAACTTTTTTGAGAAATCCCATTCTAACTCAGTAATTCTGGCTACTAAGGGCATTGGTATAGTTTTACCAACTGCTCTAGGTTTAATAAGAATGAAATTTCCAAACAATATCGATCAGATCGGTTTTAGAAATGAATATTTATTCATGAGCACTCCAAAAAAAAGCCCTTAGAAAAGGACTTTCGCTGCGTTGTAAGCCGACTTAAGCTGATCGATGAACAATGAAACTTTTGATTCAAGCTCGTCCCATTTGTCTCCCAAAGCCAACACGATATTTTTTGCATAAGCCATCACCCATGCCTTTTTATCGCCTCCGGACTTATCTGCATTTGTGCTTTCAACTGAGTCCATTGCTTTAGCCACGACAATATAAATTGCTTGAGCCGTTTGCATGGCTTGGATAATACCGATAGCAATAGTTGAAATTTTTGAATCAAAATTACTCACGTTTTAAGTGCTCCGTTTCGTTGATCAGCTTCATGACCATAGGTTTTTAAATTTACAAGCGGGTTAGGGTTTGCACTAGGTGCGACTTGATGTGTGATTGCGAATTCTGCTCTGGCAGAAAATCCACACTTGATGTTTGAACATTGAAAGTAAACTACTCGGAATAAGGGACTCTCAAGTTTGCTGGTCCTCAAATAAAACTTAGATGCACAGTGGGGACATAAAAAACAGTTTTTAGATGCCATAGTCGCTTTTCTGGTTATATTTATGTCCATTATAGATAAATCGGTTATATATTTGTACTTTATGTAGAGATTTATTACTATTAAATCTGTTTTTTCTGCTTTGAAAAAATATCATGCAAAATATGAAATGCAGTTGTTGTTTTAAACTTCTTGCGAGAATTGACAATTTTAGAAATCTTGAAATTAAATGCCCTCGCTGTAAAACCTTAAATCAATTCCAGAGCACCTTGAGTGCCTTACCTGAATGCCCAGAGCATCCGACCTCATCAGGTAAGATCCATGACACAAAACCTCTCACCACAATACAATCCTAGTGGCCATAGCTTTAGCGGTTGGCTTGGCGGTAAATCTCAACTGGCCAGAACGATTATTGATATGCTGCCTGCACATAAAACTTATGTTGAAGTGTTTGGCGGTGCAGGCTGGGTACTTTTTAAAAAAACAGCTTCTACGGTCGAAGTGATTAACGATATTAATGACGACTTAATCAATTTATATCGAATATTGAAGTTTCATTTTGATGCATTTCTTGCTGAATATGAGCTGCTGCTATTTTCTCGAACTCAGTTTGAGGATTTTAAGCGTGACCAATCTGGTCTTACTGATATTCAAAGAGCAGTGAAGTTTTATTATTTATTACGCTCTGCCTTTGGTTGCCAATTAGATGGCTCTTTTACCTATTCAAAAGATAGAACGAACCGCATGCGCCTGGGCGAACGTCTACGTGAACATCTGCTTTCTATCCATGAACGTTTGCAAAATGTAGTCATTGAAAATAAATCTTATGATTATATTATCAACCGACTTGATGGCCCTGATACTTTGTTTTATTTGGATCCTCCTTATTGGGATTGCGAAAATGTTTATGGGAAAGGTATCTGGTCCAAAGAGGATTTTTATACTTTAAAGGACCTGCTAGACAAAATTAAAGGAAAGTTCATTTTAAGTTTGAACGATGTGCCTGAAGTGAGAGAACTGTTTAAGGACTATCAAATGACACATCGTAAAATCCGTTGGTCTGTTAACTCAAAAGCTGCTCATGAAGATCATAATGGCAATGAGTTGATCATTTATAACTTTTGATCTGTTTTGACTTGTTCAAGCATATCTTTCTTAGCATTAAGGCGTGGTAATTCACGCTTTAATCGTTTTTCAGCAGCCACTTTACTTGGAAATACACGATCAATGACTTTTGGATTAGTTTGATCCCCCAAGGTTACCCAATATCTCGGGCTTTTGTTTTGGCCGATTGTGTATTGTGTTTTTAAACCTGTGTAAGCCTTCTGGTCTAACTCATTATGCGCTGTAAATTTACCAGTCTCGAGATCCAATAGCGCATATTCACGATCTAGGCGTTGCTGTGCTCCAGCTTTAGTTAAATAAAGATATGAAAAGTGCTTAGGGTTTGATTGATCACCTTTCGTCAGTTTTACAGCCTTATCCCCTTCTTGATAATAAACCACAACACCAGTCCATTTTTTATCTTTCTCGGAAACAAATTGGTCTTCAAATAGTTCAGATACATCGTCTGCATCTGGGAAAAAAACTTCAAGTTGAAGATCAGTTGTATATCCACCTGAACTGTCCAGTGTGTCTGTGATCGTTGTTCCAAGCCAGTAAATTTCGTCAATCTGCTCTTTGATTCCAATAAACAAGAAAGTTTGTTCCGGGACAAGATCTGGTATTCCTCTGGCCAGTTTATAACTGAGTGTTTCTGCTGTACGTTTAAAGTGGTTGAGTTTGGCTCTAGCAGCCAAAGTCGCGGTTTGTTTATCACGATGGATATGCCGTAGTTCTTTTATATTCTGGTTAGATTGATCACCTACAATGACTTCAAGTTTTTTGGCCAGCTTATCATCATAATAAAAAGCTCGAATTGCAGTGACTTCTTCCCCCCCATCACTATAGCTATAACGATGTTCATCGCCCTTTGTCCTGGTCAAAAGGTAAGTTGGTAAATCTTGGCCAGAAATGGTCTGACTCTGGCCTTTTGGCATAAAGAGTAATGTACCGTTTTTGATGGTAGCTATAGCATCGTGCTCATCTGCTAAACGAGTCAGTAAATTTGCATCTGATTCATTTTGATCGATATGAATAATTTTATGTTTGGCCAGTTCTTCAGATACTTGGTCATTAAGATCATGTTCGATTGCGATCTTTCTAATCAGATCCCCCAGTGCAATATTATCAAAGCTGCGTTCCTTTTTTTGCTTTAAGGACTTTTTCATATCTGCACTGGTCGCACGGATCCGAAGTGTATCCGGTGCTCCGCCATGCTCAACTTCTTTAACGATGTAGCTACCTTTATAAACAAGTCCAGAATGCTGCCAACCAAGCCATGCTTGTATGACCGCACCCTTACTTGGGATTTCAAGTAATCCATCATGATCGGACAATGTTAAATCAAGCGTATCAACCTCAAAACCACGTTTGTTTTCAATACGCATTTGCCCTAAGCGATTGTTGACCTTTGATGAGATATCTACGCCATCAACAACAAGTTTATAAATAGGAACAGAACTCGCCTGCAGTACATCATCAACAACTGAATTTATTGCGGAAATAAGGGTCATAATAAGCCTATCAATTTACCTGCAGCATTACCGATTAGAGTTCCTGGCTTCTGTCCTTGTGTCAGCTTTAAACTAAACTCAATTTTTCGAGGAGTACCATCTGTAAAAAAGTAAGTTTGTGTTTCTTGCAAATCATCAATGTGATAAAGCCCAAAAACTTTACCTGTTCCTGCGATAAGCGGAAAATTTTTACCTGTATCACCCATAGCACGTAAAGCAGTGATACTCATCTGAGAGCCAAACTCCGGCACAATACTTCCTTCTAAGGTAATCGTATCTTCCCCCCTACCCACAAACTGATAGGCTGGCATTTCACCAACACGTGAATTACTTGGATGCCGCCAATTGGTACTGCGTTGTAACTGCTGGTAAACCGCAGTCGGGATACTAAACGGGAACATACCCAATATCATCATCATGTGATTTACTCCTGATCTGCCATGATTGTGCGTACACGTGACAATTTATCGCGTTGTAATCGATTAATTACTTGTTCAATTTGACGTTCAAGATCCTGAACCATTTGTCCTGGTGCAGCATGAATATGAATCGTGTAAGTGTCTCCAGCCACAGCCAATGAAGACTGACGACTTGAAGTTAAATTTGGTGCTGTTTGAATTTTTGAAATAACGGGAGCAGCAATATCAATCTGATCCATAGTGGGTGATTGAGTTTTATTGGTGAACAAATTGAGAACTTGATTGTATTTGTTCTTTAACTCTGGAAAGGCTTGAGTTAAACCCATGCCAATACCACCAACAACGTGCCCACCCAATTCGGCCATCACACGGGATGGAGAATGGATGTCCATTTTTTTTGTAAAAAAGCTTGGAACGTAACTGGTGACTTTACTCCAGACAGTTTTTAGTTTTGCAAAGCCTGACTTAATACCATTGATTAAACCATCGATGATATTTGCCCCAAAATTGAAGAACTTACCTACTAGCCCAGCTACAGTATTTACCAAACCTGCAAGCCATAAGCCAAAAGCCTTCCCACTATTTGTGGCACTATCGAGCTGTTGTTTTGTGGCTTGAAATGGTTGAAACAACTGGCTTACCCATTGCCATGCTGTCTTAAATGAGTTAATGAGCCAATCCCAGACAGGTTTTAAGGGAGCTAATGCGGATCCTAATGTTTGAAATAATGGAGCAAAAGCTGCACTTAAAGGTGCTATGCCTTCTGTTAGACCTTGCCAAAATCCTTGAAAAAAAGCTTTGATCGGTTGCCAGTATTTATAAATAAGAAATGCAGCGCCTGCTATACCCGTAATAATTAAGCCAATTGGGTTCATAAGCAGTGCACGACTTAAAAATAATACACTTTGAGCAGCAACTCGTGCACCTGTTGCTAAAGCAGCAAACATACCAACGGCTCCACCACTTAAAACAGACCATAAACCTAATACTGCATTTCTGAGCAATATTTTAGATGCTCCGAGTAATCCATTGGTTCTGATCGCTATAGAAGCTGCAAAAACATAATTCCTTAAGGCAACAACTGCATTTGTAGTTAGAGCTGTTGCAAATGCCCATACTCCACGTGCTGCGTTGACAAATGATGTATATAAACCGGCTCCAAATGTTTTTGTCATCATCCAAGCATTTGTTATTGCTATTTTCATGACACTAGGTAATTGTCTGAGACTTGAAATAAAGCCCTTTGGACTACTCGCTAACCAAGCTGTAGTTAAGCTAGTTCTTAAAACACCAGATAATGCAGAAACTTTAGATATCACTGATGAGAATCGGGTAGTTAATGCTATAGATGAAGTGCCTAGTCCACTAAATAGTCTAGTTAAGAGCCCTCCTTGCACACCCAATGTCGCCATCATAAGTCGCAAACTTAACATGCTTAAAATGAGTGGTGAGAAAACTAGAAGTAAGCCACCAATAGCGACTAAACCACCAGCTATCAATAACAGGCCAGTGCCTAATGCTTTTGCTAATGTCGGGTTCTGTTGCATCCAGCCTGTAAAACCTTGCATAGCATTCGATGCCATGATTAATGCTTGTGTATAGATCGGTAAAATAGTTTGGCCAAACTGTAAATATGCATCGTGAAGTTTTGCTCTTGCTTCTAATTCTTTACCAGACGTTGTTCCCTGGGCTTGCGTATTCAATTGATCAATATTGAATGCACCTTCATTCAGCTTGGCATTTTTATGAATCTGATCACGTTGCATGTACATTTGTGCAAATAGATTTGACGCAGTACGGTTACTAAAAATACTACCGATCGCATCAATGACATCACTTTCTTTAGTTATACCTTTGGCATTCAGTGCCGGCACTAAGACTTTCTCCATCCATGCGAACTGATCTTTTTTGAATAAATCAGCGCCTTTAATTGCTCCGATATCTAAATAAGATAAATCTCCAGTCTTGTTATGCTTAACTTTCGAATAGTCCCCTATTAAACCAAATTTATCGAGATTGGCAGCTGCTCGCTGTGTTGTTCTGCCCTGGTATAAATTCTGATAAGCAGACATCATAGACGTACCGACACGATGGCCACCCATTTCTTGTACTAAAGGCTCCATTTTGTAATAGAAGGCTTTGTTATCCATGCCTTTTGCAGCAATACCACCCGTTTTGATTACGTTAAGCCATTCTTCAGCTTGTACACGTCCACCTGTAGCTGTAATTACTTGTTGGATAATGTTCGCTTGTTCTTGAAATGATTCTTTGCTCTTTAAACCATTACGCATTTCAATGACTTTGAGCATATCCATGAATTTTTTTTCATTTTCTACACCATGATCGCCATACATAGCTTCATTAGCAAATTTCATTTTGGCCAACGTAGGTGCAACCCATTGTGCATGGTGAACGTCACCAAAAGCAGTCACACCATCGCGCACCAGGGTTAAATTATCAAGCGTACTGGTACCGAAGGTTTTCATGGCTCTAGCGTATTGAATCGCTTCTTCTGTAGCCTTTTTGCCAAAACCGAGTGATGCAATACGGTTCTGCTCGACGTCGACATTTTTTGATTCATCGATGGGCTTACGCATGGCAAATAATGCAGCAGATCCAGTCGCTGCCATGCCTGCACCAGCCATCGCAGCAGTACGCACATTTCCTGACATTTTGTTATGCGACTGTTGGACCCGATTTAAATTTTCCAGTTTCTTTTTTTGGCTGTCGAGTGAGGTATTGGCAGTTGTAATTTTGCGTGATAAGTCGACCTGATGATCGGCTAGATTTCCTGTAGAAATACCTGTTTGTTTAAGTTCGTTGCGCAGTTCTTGAAGCTTGGTCTGGTTTTGCGTGTGAGCATCTTTAAGCTTCTTGGCTTCTTTGGTGGCTTTATCAAAATCTTTACTGAGCTTGTCCGTTGGATTAGATGCCATTTCCTGACGTAATGATTTAATGCGATCCTGAACATCTTTAAGTGCTTTTGCACTGTCTTCCGTGGCTTTTTTTTGTTTAGTAAACCCATCGATCTGTTTCTGCTGATCATTGAGTTTTTTGACTTCAGCACTGGTTCGTTTAAGCGCATTTGAAGCAGCTTTACTGTTGCCGATCATCAGCTTGAGTACGGGACTCAAGCTGTCTTTTGATCCAAACAGGACTTCAAGTTTTAAGGGTTTCATTCGGCATCATTTCCATTTCGATCAATGGCTTCTTGATGCCATTGCATCAGTTGACTAAGTGACATATCGATATAAGTTTGCGGTGGCCAGTGAAACACCACCGCAATATTGGCGATCGCATCGTCTACTTTTGGCGTAATACTTCCGCACGAACTGATTTCGGTTGCAAAAAAAGCATGATGACTCCACAAATTTGCGTGATATCGGCTGGTTCAAGCTGATTGATTTGAGTTTTGGTTAATTCTGGTGTGCATACCCGTGGTAATACGGTGCAAATTGCTGTGACATCACCCTGTAAAAGATCAGCAATTTTTACGCCTTGTAAGGCTTGCACATTGGGTTTGCGAATTTCTAAGGTCGTAATTTCCAGCGTTCCCATTAAGACGGGTTTTTCTAAATCGACAGTTTGAATATCTGGATTAATGGCTGCAGTGTTTTCAGTTTGCTGTAAAGTTTTCATGTGTTTGCTCCAAAAAATGTATAAAAAAACCTCTGCTCATACGAAATGAACAGAGGGATGGAAACTTATAGACCAATGTTGTCGCGATGCTTTTCAAGCAGATCGACACCATTGACGATTTCTTTGCAACCAGGGATGTCAATTTCAATAACAACCTGACCGTCGATAGAAAGTTTGTAGTATGACCAAATGGTTTTAACTGTCGTTTCAGTGTCATCACCTGCTTTGGCATTTCCAAAATCGATCTCTTCATGTCGACCACGAATGACGATTTCGATCGAGGTTTCTTCGCCTGAATCATCTTTTTGGTATGAACCTGCAAAGCGCAAGCCAAGAGCACCAATAGTTTTTGCACCAAATTGTTTTAATACCAGTGGGTCGATACCGCCCAACTTCCAAGTCATTTCGATAGCATCATCACTGAGACCGAAATCGACCTTAACGTTGCCGTTCATGCCACCGCCACGCCAGTTTTCAAACTTGCGACCGAGTTTAGGCAAGGTTACTTCACCCGTTTGGCCAAGATATGAATTCCCTTCATTGTAAAGGTTCATCAGTTTTAATTTTTTTGGTAGAGCCATGATCTTGTCCTTATCCTGCTGTTACACGCGACGCAAAGTCGACCAAGTAACGGTCTGTAATTCGTTGGCGTAATACTAGGTTTTCAAGTGGTGGAACTGGTGTGTAGTCATAGTCGATGTAAAACTTACCTGACTTAATGACTTCTTTTGTATTAATGGCAGGATCTAACCAACATTCACCGCCCAGCAAATAATTGCTTTGAGTCATTTCACGCATTTTTGCATTAATGCCTTCGACAATATCTCGTGCAAGACCTGGTGTAAGTGCTAAATCAGCCGCCCACATATGCCCTTCGGCCATCGTATCGGCAAGGATTTGAGCAGTACGCGTATAGTTTTCAAATGCGAATAAAGGATCCTCAGAACAAGTTCGTGAACCCCAAAAGCGGAAACCATCACGCTGGATTAAAGTGGTGATGTCGTTCTGGTTTAAATAGCCTGCATCAGTGTCGGGATCTTGCAACTGCCAATAGACATCTTTACTAATGCCTGTCACGCCATTAACTGCAACGTTAGACAGTGTTTTATGCCACCCTGTTTCATTATCAATTTTTGCTCGGAGGCCAAGTGCTCGAGCAGTTGCATCAAAAGTTGATAATGAGTTTGTCGCTGTATCAAAGCCAAGAAAGTCTGGCCATAACACCATAGCTTCACGTGCACCAAAAGTTTGACGGTACGCTTGAGCTTCTTCTTTCGTTTCACAGCCATTTGCGGAAAGATATGCAAATCCACGTAGCTTTTGCGCTAATGCGACTAAGGCAACTGAAACGGCAGATGTATCAAGACCAGGAATACCTAAGATCCGTGGTTTCACGCCAAGCTGAGCTTCAGCAGCAAGCAAGGCTTTCATGCCTGTATATTTGCCGTTGACTGAACCACCAATGATTGCAGACGTCTGCTCTGCAGCATCGGTCTTTTGTTCTACACGAACCACGACAGTCGCGGGATTGGTTTGATCAGCAATCGCTTGAAGTGAACGCGCTAATGTGCCTTGATCACCGGCTTTGTCTAAAGCAGCTTGAACGTTGGTTAAAAGGACTGGTGTGTTAAGTGGAAATTTTTCTGCATCTGCATCTGATGCTGTACAGACCATACCGATAACAGAACTTGATACTGTACGAATGGGACGGGTTCCGTCATTGAGTTCTAAAACTCGGACTCCGTGATGATAATCTTGAGCCATAAAAATAGCCTGTAATCTGGTTAGTTTTCAGATCACAGGCTTACAAATTGTTTGATCATTTTCATTGAGTTGCAGTTGTTAAAAGTAAATTTACAACTTAACTGATTGCATCATTGAATTAAAAATTTCAAGTTATTGATGAAAACTCTGAAAGCGGATACCAGTACGTTGCATCACAAAAAAGATGCACAGTCGTCTTTGGTTTTAGAATCATATTCACGATGCCATCTTCAAATACGCCAATAAGTTTTACATTTTTTTGTGCTGATAGATTACGAATAAAAAGCGTTCTGTATGCATTCGAACTGGCACCAGGCAAATTGAGTAGCATAAGATCCGTTGATGGAGTAACGAGAACAACCACAGCTTCCTGATCGATTGTTTGTGCACTATTGAAGAATTTATACGAATACCTTAAACCTTCCCAAGCCCCAGCTTTATTGACTGCAGTTATAAATGTTCCATCAATCGTCGTATGAGCAAATGAATATTGGCCTGCACCGCGACTCAAGAAGCCGACATTCTGATCATGCGAAATAAAACCATAGGAGCCTCCAACAACGATATGGCCAACATTAACGGGATTGCTCACATATGTTCCAGTACTGCATGAGTCGTAAAGATATAATCCCGTCTGATATTTCCCGCGCGCCTGAAATGCTGCACTGACTTGATTTGTACCTCCACTCCAGACGTCATAGCCATATCCAGCACCATCACGTCCAGTATTATTGAATAAACCGAGTTCAAAACCTGCAAAACTTTTTGCATCAGCATCTGGGCCAAGTGTCACATTGGTATTTTGTCCCCAAATCTTAGTATTAGGTACAAACTTGACCTCTGAATCATTACTTGGGGTACCTGTTGCACCATTTCCAAATTTTCTAAACCAGGCAGTATCAATGGTGATGGTCTTGCCATTAATAGATTTAATCAATCCTGAATATTCAATATCATTGTCACTTACATCAATAATTTGATCTTTTTTGATTTTTTTAATGATTTCTGCGGATAGGTCATTACACGTTAATGTAGTTGATGTAAAGATCGTATTATTCGATTTGAAAAGAGCGGGTTGTCCATCTGTTTGAACAAACAGACCAACAACATCTCTGTCAGAATAATTACCTAGCCCTGCAGCGTTGTCTATACCCAAAACTTCAGTGCGGGGTTCTTTTGAATCAAAATCAGCTACATTTCTAATTGATGCAACCGCACCACGGTCGAGAAATCCGTCGCAATAATTCCAAACTTTCAATGTTTGCATCGGAAAAGCAGTTTGTCTTGAACCCAAATAAGGTTTTCGTTCATCTGCTGCTTCTTGCTTTGCAATTGCTTCGTGTTCGCTTGGATCAAAGCTATCTTTATCACCGCCGACATCTTGTATAGAGATAATATCATTATTTTTTTCTTCTTGATTCCGTCCGCGGGTGGTTTTGATTTTCGAGTCAATTGCAATGTCATTGACATATTGGATCGTCGCAAGCACGACATCTGGATCAATCACTAAATCAAAGTTCGCAGTATTATCAATTTGCAAAACCATCCGAAAGGTCATGATGCGGGCAGTACCATCACTCGGATTTGGTTTATAGGTTGCTGGATAATTTGAATATGCAACCAGTACATTACCCGCATATAAGCCAAGCTCGCGTATGTTAAAACCACCTACGGCACTTGCAATAATAGCTTCAGCTCGTAACCAGTTCGCATTATTTGGATCTGGCGCAAGACTATTTAGTTGTGTTCGATGTACTTCATGAACCATTGAGGTGAAATTTTCATTAGGAACAGGTAATGAACCACCGCCATCACCAAAGGCCATGCTTGTAATCCCAAGCTTGGTGCCATTACGAATCGCTTCAGTTAGAAGTTCCAGACCTTTTTTTGTGAAAACTGAATAATAAACTTGTTCTGCCATGTTTAAGCTCTCGGATAGATGGTGGTGTCGTCATGTCCAAAGAAGACAAAAATCGGACAACAAATAGGAGTAAATTCGTTTTGTTTGGGATAGATGGTGACATCTTCACCGTCGTACATGGCACAAGCGATATTGGTATCACCACGCACTGAGACAACATTAACTTCAATGCCTTTGAGTTCACGTGTCAGAGGTTTTGCATCATTCAATAAGGCAATCAGGGTGTTGTAGCCTGATTCGCTGAGTTCATTGCCTTCGGTATCAATAGTGATTTGAAATGTTCCTGGTGTATTGGTTGGCTGCTCTTGCCACCACTCGGTCACTGTTAGTGAATATCCAAAGGCTTTGGTAATTTCTTTCAGTGCTGCGACCGTGCCTTTCTTCTGGTGAATCTGAAAAGAAGCACGAATTTGGGCAATTTTTTCTTTGTCTGACCAGTTCCGATTCCAGCGATCGACACTGTTTTGCCACGCAATGAGTGGAAGAAAATCGTTAGGGGTGTTTTTAAGTGTAGTAATTGCACGAATGTTGACGTCTAAGTCCGTGGCTTCAGAGGTCACACTACAAACATTGCGTTCAAGTAGTGTTGAGTTAGGCGGGAGAAGTTTATTCATCAAGCTTCTCCTGCATTAATAGTAATCTTAGTACAGTGCGCGACTTGAACGTGGCTTACCTCAACATCTGCAGCAGGGCTTGAAATCACAACATGAACAACGCCTGACACATGCAGCAAGTTGTAAATTTTAGAAAGGTAAATAGACCGGCCAATACGTCGGCTTTCATCTAAATATTTTTTCACTGCTGCGGTGGCTGCTGAAATTAGAGAGTCTGATTCGGGTAAATTGTTAGTAAATATTGTGGCGGTTAGTTCAAAAGGAATCACATCGACTGATTGAACTGTCAGTCGATCTGCGACGGGGCGACGGACATCATCATTTAAATAGCTTTGTACGATTGATAAAAGTGCGTCGGTTGCTGCACCTGTTTCGGTATTGTTTTGAAGAATAGTAACTAAAGCTTCCGCAGGTGCCGGTGAAGATGCTTTTGCATCGGCAACACGTCCATCGGAGCTTAAAGCATGGTATTCATATGCTGAGGTTGGCCCAGCAACGGATAACGAGTCAAAAACCAGCGATGCGCGATAACGTAAAGCATCGTCGGTTTCATACACCGCATCGCTGTCTGCAGTCGCTTCATTGATCAGTAATCGTTTAATACCATAGTTTGCAACGACGGCATCAAGATCGGTCTTTTCAGCAAAAGCCAGTAGTACTGAAAGTGCTGCATTATTGATGCGGTTACGTAGAATGACTTCACGATAGGCATTTTCTTCTAAAAACTTTGTCAGTGGTTCGCTTTCACGCTGTAAAGTCTGACGAATCTGATCCTGATCAGTACTGTCAAACAAGCTAATCAGTTTTTCTTTTCGCTCAGCAAGAATCGATTCAAAGTCAATTTCTTCAACCATGCTGGGCTTGGTAAGTTGTGAAAAGTCGACGCTCATATTGAAGATCCCATTTGCAGCGGAATATTTAAATTAAGAGACTGGCCAGTGATTGTGTGCACTGCTTCTAAATCAAGTTGCAGTCCGCCAGAATAAACATCGCTCACTTTCATGCTTTCGATACTGATACGCTCTTCCCAGCGAGTAACTGGCGTGTAAATTGCGCTAAAAATCTTGACTTTGAGTACATCACTCATAGGCTGATCGATCAGATCTGGAATGATAGAACCGTAGTCTCGACGCATGATTCGAGAACCGAGCGGAGTTGTGACAATGTCTTGAATTGATTGTTGAATGCTTTCAAGCTCTGAAATAGAGACACCGTTTTGGCGTGACATCATGGCGTTGGCACTCCTGACAGGTCTGAACCCGACTTGACGTCTTTGGTTTTATGGAATTTCAGACTGATATCACCGGCTTTAACGTCACCCTCGGTACTGAAATCACCAGAAGAGTGACTAGATCCTTGTACCAGTTGACTACCGCCTACCGTGTTATTACCTGTCATGGCAGTACTTCCATCAATTTGGACATTACCAACGTTAGTCTGGTCGCCATTGACAAACAGTTTGCCGTTAATCGTGGTATTTGCATTCACGGTAAGACCACCAGGTGCGGTTAAAATTGCGGTGGCATTTGCAGGTAGAATCGCTTGTAAGCTATGGTTTTTGGTGTCGTAGCTGATAACGGCACCGTCTTCAAATAAGCGTAATTTGATATCTGGATCTTGGGACGGGGTTGGGAAATCTTCATTATTTAGACCTACAACAACGATACCCAGCTCTAAAACTCCGCATGGGCTAAAAACAATACATTCTTCATTGATGCTTGGTAGATCATGAGTTGAATCTTTGCCTGCTCTCAAATTGAGTAGACGTAACTGCTTGGTTACGATGTCACCTAAATTGACTGTAACTGTATGAAAGGTTTTAGACGGAGTTACGGTCTTGATTCGTCCGAAACGGATCAAATTTTCGACGCGACGATTGATATCTGCATTCATGCTGCAATCGTGGTGCAGCTTTTTGCTTAATGCATTCGGGTGGAGTTGTAAAAAACAGAATAACAACTCAGATTATTATTTTTTATCAATAAAATTAAAAACTTCATTTTCGAACATTTCTATTTCTGCATCTGTAAATCCAAGCAAGATCCGCTGTGCATATCTGACTTTAAATGTTCTGCCGTTGTACTTTAATGTATCGATTAATCCATCCTGGTGAATACGAGCAAGTCTTGATACTCGTTGATCAAATCCAATAGTCACGCCATCTGGAATTTTTTCTATTTTCATGAATTTTGCCGTTTTAAGCTTCATGAACATTTTTTGTTTTATTTTGCCTTTACGTGCACGTAAATTTTTTCGCGGTGTGTATGAACTACCATCTAGGTTCTGCTGACGTGTAATGCGTTGACTTTGGCTTGCACGAATCTTTCGAGCGATCATCATTGCAAATTTACGTTTTTCAGCATCGCTTAACGATGCCAGTAATGCATTGAGGTGCTCAGAAAGATATTCGAGTTCAGCCATTACAGATAACGCCCTTCTTCAGGTTCACGTGACATCCACGATGCTAGGATGGTACCGTCTTTATCATAGAGCGTGACTTCTTTGGATTCTTCAGCTTTACGATATTTTGGCTCTTCTGGATAACTGACATTTAGACCAGCATCCGTCTGTTTTACAATGACACGTTCAGTTAAAGGCAGTTGAATCGCTAGATCGACTTTATCATTTGCTAAAATTTCTGCTTCAAATTTTATGCCTTTTTTGACGTGATCAAGATTGGCCATTAGTTCAGATTGATTTTCTCGAATCCAATCGAGCACCGGAATACTGACTGCAGCTAAATCACCGGCGTAATCAGTTAAGATCATCGTCAGTGTGTATGCATATTCAAATGATAGGCCGTTAGCTAAAGTACTGCGGACATTGCCTTCGTCAACAAAAATAAGAACACGCTCAGGATCACGCTGCAGTTCTGGTATCGCATTTAATAAATGTGTTCGAAGGCTCTGTGGTTTTTTCATGCTGCTTTGGCTCCGCCATAAATTGTTTCCAAGTGATCCCATTCTTTTTGGAACTTTGCCTGATAACCAAGTTTTTTATAATTCGGTCCGTTATAAAGCGTAAATACTGCGTCCCAATTTTCAGCTCGCAGCGCATCAATTAATTTGACTTTTTTATCGTCGATAATGCCTGTTTTCCATTCGATAAATCGAATAAATGCTTCAAGCTGGAAAGATTCACTAGCAAATTGTTGATCAACAAAATCTTGTGCAGATGTGTAACCTAGCTCTTTCCAGTTTTCGCCCATAATTTGAAACTGGCCCCAGCTTGCAGACATCAAAGCACATTCAACATCGATCTGCTTTGCTAATTCTAAACGGACATATTCGGCCTCATTGCCCTGATAACCACCCGATTTTTTATTTACAATATTTGGACGTTCAACTGCCATTTTGTTTGCAAAGGCAGCTCCCTTTTTCAAACGTAAATATGCATACATACGGTGACGTTCAAACAAAATTTTAGGCTTTCCATTTTTTAGAAAACCCACTCCCCTGCCTTCAACTGCACCAAAAACACGAATCGCAAGCTCCGAAACTTTAAGGCGCGCAGCTGCTGCTGTGTAGTCGCTATCTTTAAGTAATTTCGAGATATTTTGTTCAAGTAGAGCTGCTCTTGTCTTGTCTCCGACTTTGCCATCGGCGACCAGATTTTTTTGCTTTTGAAATGTAATGACAGCGTGTTCAGTAGAAGCACCAAAATCACCATCGATAGAGAGATCTTTACCCTTTACGCCTTTAAAACCAAGTTTTTTAAGCTGCTGCTGAATTGTAATGACATCATTACCCTTTGAACCAAATTTTAAGATCATGATGTACTCCAAATCAGTTTGGCCACATTACCTTTTGCTCGATAAATCAGAACAGCCAAAAGTACTGCGAAGATCGCATCCCACAAAGTGACTGGATCTTTAAAGAATAAGATGTGCACCGACTGGCCAATGAACGCTGCGATCAAAATCGTGGCCAGAATTGAAAAACCATGTCGATGACGTAGACCTTCCGCATCAAAGCAGATGATACGAATGCCACAAATCATGTATGCAATTAGTGCAATCAGTTGAAACATAATTTCGATCATGACTTTCCTCCTCCACGAAATTTATTCCAGATATCAGACAGGCTGGATTGATCTACCCAAACCATCATTTTTAAAACAATAGGTAATGAAAAAATTGATGCGATCATGCCCGCAGTTGCATCATTGGTAATGAGCGTTCGCATTGTAATTTCTGGCGCAAGTAAGTACCCAAAACCAACCGCGATGATCATGGTTGAAAGCCGTTGTAAAGGTTTTAAGTCTTTTTTGGTTGTTGCAAATAGAGCTGCTCCAAAGACAGCACCAAGCAATGCATTCCCGTTTACAAATGGGAGTAATGAAGCTGCACTGATAGTGACTGCTGTTGCCGCTGCTGTTGTAGTTGGTTCTGGCATTATTAATCCCACAGTTGTATTGTTTGTTTGGTTTGTTGTGGTGTATCGATGTCGGGAAGAATCACGGATGTACCGATTGGCAGAAAAACACCGACGTCTGCCAGATTGGGATTTGCTTCAAGTACTACTTCAACCACGCCAGAGCTACGTCCGTAATATCGCCAGCAAATTGAGTCAATCGTGTCATTTTGGACGGCTGTGACGGTTCTGCTCATGACTCAATCCTTACAATCTAAAATTTCAGTGATTGAAACTTCACATTCATATGTAGTTGGATTAATGCTGTTTGAATTTGAAATAATTCGAGATTCGACTTGTAAGTTGTTATTTGATAAATCCAATCCTAGTTCTTCAGCTACTTTTTCAACTGCCAGACGTTCAAGCTCTTTCTGTTGGTAACGATAGCGATGTTGACGTTTATGTGTTTCAGTCGAAGAAATATTCATTTTCATATCAACTCCACCACACTGTGGTTTTCACCTTTAAGTTGCTGGATGGCCCACATTTTGTTGCGTCGATAATCTTCAACAGTTAAAAATGCATGCTCGGCTTTTTTATTACCTGAATTTGTGCTGTCATAATTCCGATAGTTTTCATTTACTTTGGCTGCTACACCGTTGGATACAGCCGAAAAATAAAGAACTTCGGTGTCTGGTGCACCATCGATCATGCTTGTTGACAGATCTACTAGCGTGTCGGCTTTCATGACCAGGCTTGCAAGCAAACGATTGGTATCGATGATTTCTTCAAGGACCAATTGACGAAGTCGAACATCTGTTACTGCACCATCGGTACGAACCACATCCCGAATTTGATCGAGTGAAATACTTGGAAAAAAAGTACCACTGGTAATATTGATATTGCTTGGCGTGGTATTGCCGTTTGCGACAAAGCCCATAGGAATCTCCTTAGGGCACTGGGAGGGGCAAAGGCTCGTTGAAGATTTACTGTGATGTGAAGATCACGACCTTTGCACTCCAGTGCGGTGCGGGGCACTTATTCAGAAGCTGGTACCATACTGCCGTGATCGTCGACGACAGGCGTTCCGTTTTGATTGAGCAAAACGTTGGTGGCTTCTGGTTGTTCGGTTGTCCCTTCTGGATTTAAAATCTGGATGGGTAGGTTTTCGTCACTTTTGGCGAAAACTGGCTGTAACTTGGTAACAAGTTTGGTCATTTTATTGAGATCTGTTCGCCCACCACATTTATCATCCAATTTGCAAGCCTGCTCTAGAAAATCACGTGCACGAGTTGCGTGTACTAAATCGACAAGCTGCTCACCAGTAATCAAACGCATTTCAGCTTTACCCAATGCCAAATAAAGTTTGGCCTTTACTTCGTCAGGCATATCCCGTTTGGACTTATCCAATGACTCATCTGTAATCAAACTTTCAAGTCGTTCAAGCACGGTGATATCAATGGATACATCCGTTTTAAGCACTTTTAAAAATTCATCAGCAATGTCTTCAGTGATGAAACACGCTTCAGAACGTTCAAATCGATCGGGAAGTTTTAATCCGTGCTCGAGGACATATTCAGCTAGATCCAACGCAAAGTCGTATTCACCAACATCGATTGACCAAACCAACATTTCAGTGACTACTGCATCCTGTACACCCGGCTTCACTTCTAGAATGCCATGAAGGTATGGTTTGTAATTGGGTAGTAACTGGCGTTTTAGTTCGACTTTGTTTTGTTTTGACTGAATATTTTTCAGACGGTTTTTATCGCTATTGAGCTGCATCAATTGCTGTTCATAAGCATTGGTATTTTGCATCGTTCCGAACTCCGCAGCTGATTCAGCTGCGGATTTGGCTTGATGCTGTTGATAGTGCTTTCGAGCCAAGTTCATGGATTATTACTCCGCCTGAATTTCGATATTTTCAGCCATGCAAGCCAAGCCGAGATCTTCGATGTAGTAATCTTCGTTTGAAGATTCGTAGTTCTCGATCTGATCACGTTTTGGATTGTCGATGACTGTTCGACGACGCGCACCTTCTTGCACATAAATCGATAAGTTATCGAAAGTTGTCACAAGAATTGCACCTTCGGGGAAGAACGGTACTGAATAAACAGGCAAACCACCCATTCGTTTTTGACTGATGATGATATCCGCAGCCAATTTTTCAGAGTTGTCCTGGTCTTTATTGACCAATGGGAAATATTTATCTGATACGGTTTTTCGGTTACACATTACAACTAGATCAGGGTTGCCCTGATGCACGTCATCAATCATTTCATCGACGATATTCATCACCAATGCATCAAGATTGTGATAATCACCCGTTTTGCCCACTGTGATTTTATTTTGAGTAGCACCAGACTTCATGACACGCGAAGGATTCTCTTCACGCATTTTTTGCAGCCAACCTTTGTTCACATCTTGCAGCAATGGATTTGCTGTACTATCAGTATTGGCAGCAATACTGATACCATTAAAACCAATCATGATGCGATCAAGAGCCTGACGTTTAACAATGGCACCACGGAAACGGCTGTAAAAATCTTTAAATTTCGCCCATTGATCCAATTTTTGATATTTGATGGCAGTATCAAAATCTGTCTTACGACACATATAAAAACGCTCATCCATATAAGTCGGATCAGTCGCTTGACGCTCAGTAGCATCGGTATTTGTACGAGATGCAATGGGACGAGAAATACCCAAACCAACCGCTGAACCAGATTGTTCTACAACAAGAAAAATATTAATTTTCTTCAAAAATTCAGATGATTGCTGAATTTTATCTTCTGAACCGTACCGGGTTTGTCGGAGACTTTTTTATTTAAGTTAAGCCACCTGACCTAACGGGTTAATCTTATCATAGTACATTGCTTCAAACTCAAAAGGCGATACATAACCCAGTGCACTGTG